GAGTGTAATATCGGTGAGCCTCCCCCACCACCTACTACAATCTGCCCTGAAGGTACTGATCTAGCGGGTCAAGCAGCACCCAACGGCAATCTGGACGAGTGTAATATCGGTGAGCCTCCCCCACCAGAACCTACTATTTGTCCGGATGATAGTGACACGCCGGGGGTTCTTGCACCTGAAGGTAATCTGGACAATTGTTATATAGACACTCCCCCACCTTTTGAATGCCCCGAAGGACAAGTACGTAACTCTGAAACCGGTGAATGTGAGTTTTTAACCACTGAGCCTTGTGATAACCCAGTATATGCGTACTTTAATCCAGAAATTTGTGGTGGCGTACAAACCCCCAGTACGAGTTTGCCTAGTAGTTCTCGTGGCGTTAGAGTAACAGGGCCAGAGCTAGCGCAAATTGACTATTTATACGATATAGGTGGCGAAAGTATTTTTAATCCTAATATGGCAAGCCGCCCTTATGCAGCAAAAAGTGGTGGTATGATAGATACTTACAATGAGTTAGATGAACTCATAGATTTATTGAGAGGCTAAGATGGGCGAGTTCTTTGATTGGGTAGCTGATACGACAGGTTCTCTTGTCGATAATGTTATGGACTTTTTTACCAAAGACGATGGCGGCATAGATATGGCTAAAGTAGCTCCCGTATTGGGGCTATTCCTGTCTTCTCGGGCTAAAGATTCTAGTACTATTTCCGATTTTTTAGGGCTTGGCGGCAACCAAGGCCCTCTTGGGTACATGGGTGGTATTCCTGATTACACAGCCTACCGCCAGCAAGTGCCTATGTACACTCAGGCAGATGCCGCAGCTTATGATCCAGACCGCCGTCCGGGCGGGGGTGGCCGCCGGTACTTTACACAGACTCAGTATGTACCAGAAGGTCAGGAAGCTGCTGCACAAGCCTCTACAGACGCAGAAAAATGGAATTTAGCCACACAGAATCTTACTAATCTCAGTAGGCAAACACGTCCTGTTTCAACCAAATACGCTCCTACGGTAGCTTCTACAGGAATAATTCCTGCGCAACGTAGTTATATGGCTCCTGCTTCTGGTGCAGACGTTGTACAAACTAGATTAGACGAGTTAATAGAAGCCTCCAAACCCGGCGCTATTGGTATGATGGGAGGTGGACTAGCTTCTGTAGCTCCCAAAGGTATGTATTTAGGCGGCCCAACAGATGGCATGGCTGATAGGATTCCTGCTACTATAGATAATACGCAACCCGCCGCTCTCAGTGATGGCGAGTTCGTTATCCCTGCCGATGTAGTCAGCCATCTTGGTAATGGCAATTCTAATGCAGGTGCCGAGCAACTTTACTCTATGATGGATAGAGTGAGACAGGCCAGAACTGGCCGTCAGACACAGGGCACCCAAATAAACCCAAACAAATTTATGCCAAGTTGAGGTGAATCATGGGCGATGATGATCTCGATCCAAACGCAATAGCGACCGATACGTCGGGCGATTTATTTTCAAATACCACAAGAGCGGAGGAATCTTCGCTTTCTTCGTGGGCTGGCCCGTATGTCACAGAAATGCTCGGTCGTGGACAGGCTCTTGCTGGTATGCCATATACCGCATATCAAGGCCCCCTGACTGCTGGAGAATCTGGGCTACAAACGCAAGCCTACCAAGGTCTGGGTGCTTTAACTGCTCCGATTACACAGATGGGGGGCTATACACCTACTTCATTTACTGAGGCTGGTGTAGCGCAGCAGTACATGTCTCCTTATCTGCAAATGTCCCTTGAACCACAAATTGCAGAAGCGCAACGTCAAGCTGAAATCGCCCGTGTACAACAAGCTGGTCGTCTTGGTAAAGCCGGAGCTTATGGTGGTGGCCGTCAAGCTATTATGGAGTCTGAATTAACCCGTAATATGCTGCGTAACATAGCGGACATTACCGGTACTGGATACCAACAAGCCTTCACAGAAGCGCAGGGTCAGTTTAATACTGAAGAACAAGCACGTAGACAAGCTCAAGAAATGATGAATCAGTTTGGGTTTGACGTATTTGAAGCCCAACGTCGTGCGGGTGCCGAACAACGGGGTATTGAAGGTGAGGGCATTGCCGCAGATATCGCTCAGTTTAAAGAAGAACGTGACTTCCCTTACAAACAAGTACAGTACATGCAGTCATTGCTGCAAGGTATGCCAGTTGGCGTTGCCAGCTACGAGTACACGGAGCCTTCCGGCTTAAGTTCTTTACTAGCTGGTGCTCAAGGCGGCTCTGATATTTACACTATGCTTAGTAACATAGTTAATCCCGCTACTGCTAATCCCGCTACTGCTAATTCTGTGCCCGCAGCAAGTACATTGCCTACAGGGATGACCGCAGAGACACTTAACGCTATGGGTGATTTGTACGATGTTGGTTATATAACTAAAGAAGACTTTTTAGAATACTTACGTACAGGACAATTACCTAAAGGGTAAAGAGAGGAACAACCATAATGGCTATGCAGCAAACACCACAAGGTTTACAGGCTTTGATGCCCCAACAGCGTCCCGTACAGCAGCCTAGACCAGCTATGCCGAATGTAAATCCACAACGTATGCAAGCGGCGGTCGATGTCGTAGATAACGATTTACAAGATTTAGGGATAGACCCTAAAACTCGTGCTGCTATGAAAGCGCAGGAAGCCGTTGATTTACTGAAATCGGCTGACCAAGATTTGGCAAAAGCGCAAGGCCAACAAGTTCCTCAAATGCCAGTACTCGATCAGCGTAAACAACAAGCTGCTGAAGGTATCATTGGACTTATGCAACGGCTAATGCCCGGTGCTCAAGTAGCTGGTATGCAGCGTCGCCCACAACCACAACGTCGCGCTGCGCCAAACATGTTGGCCGGACTAGGTGGTATGCAGCGTCGCCCGCAACCACAAGCTAGACAACAACGTCCGATGGCAGCAGGCATGGCGCAACTTCCTGCGCCCAACATTCGTATGGCTGATGGCGGTATCGTTGGGTACGCGCCGGGGGGTGACGTAGAAGGCGAAACAGCTCAAATACAACAGCTTAACCCGTTTGATAACCTAATGAGCGAGGAGTACAACGAGCTAGCTAATGATCTAAATGTAAAAAATTACATGGACATAGAGCGGCAAGTTGAGCGTTATAAAGCTGCTGGGGATATGGAAAGCGCAAGAATGGAAAGCGAAAACCTAAAGACCTTTCCAGCAGATACTATAATTAAAGTACAGAAGCTCAAGACTCTTATAGCCGGTGGTAATCCTGATGCCGAATTAGCCTATGGTGGCGAAGTAAAAAAGTACGCAGGGCCTGATGGAAGTTTTGTAGGGGCCAATAATCCATTCAACATACGCGACTACAATCAAAATTGGCAAGGACAAACAGGCGCTACTAGAGGTTTTGTCGATTTTGAAGACGTGGCTTCAAGTGTAAGAGCAGCGGATAGACTACTTAGTAATTATCCAGAGCTTGGAAATGTAGCAACTTTACGTGAAACCGTTTCTAGGTACGCGCCCCCTAACGAAAACGACACTGATAACTACCTAAAGTTTGTTTCTGAACAAACAGGTATCCCTACGGATGCGCCTGTTGATTTAACTGATCCTAGTGTTAGACGAAGAATTTTATCTGCTATAGCTAAAATGGAATCAGGCACTGATATTAGCCCAAATCAAATGTTGGCTATGTTAGAAGGACGAAATCCAGATAGAGAAACCGTGGCAGCACAAGATAGTAGCCCTTCAAACGATTACATAGATGATGAGTTAGAAGCAGAAATACAAGCTATTCTTGCGGCTCGACCCGAGAGAGATTTACCTCCTCGTCCTACTTATATGAGTAGCGCAGAAAGGCGAGAGCAAAGAGGTGATAGGACGCCTATGCAGATGTTTAGAGACTTTATGGCGTCTCAAGAAGAAAAAGCAGAAGAACGAGAACGCCGTCGTGACGAGTTTAATACAAAAATTGCGCTGGCTAACCGAGGACTTACAAGAAACGAAATTGGGCAAGCTATGGGTAACGTGGAGCGCAGAAGAGAACAATCTGCACAACCAGAAACTCCTCGTGGCGTACCGTTAGACTTGTCAAAACCTCCTAGCCGTACAGCTACTCGTGGTACTGACTTGGAAAATACTGGGATAGTGGCAAACTTGTTTACACCACAACAAGGTGCGGGACAACCCGCTCCTACTACACCTACAGACCCAGCGCAGGACATAATAAATAGAATGCGTACCGAAGCCACTAATATTGGTAACTACCAACGCACACCAAGTGCTTTGGAAACTCAATTAGAAGGAGTACTGGGCGAACAACTTGATGCTATGGAAGGCGCTAGAGCCACAGAAGAAGCCGCAGCACGCGCAGCACTTAGTATGTCTGATGTCGAGAAACAAGCTGTAGAAGACCTTATTAAAGCTGATGAAGACTACTACGGTAAGATTCTTAGTCCTGCCGAACGCGCCAGACGTGAAAATGAACTAATTATGCAAGCGTACCTAAGTGGTAGTAGTCTTGTAGATCAAGCCAGAAGAAGTGTTGGTTCTCAGTCTCAACTACGTAGGCAGCAACAACAGCAAGAACGCGAAGCCGCTAGAGTAAGACCACAAGCTACTGTTGAACTTGAAAAAGCACAACGTGATATACGCGGACAAGTATATGAAGCTGGAAGAGGGGCAGAGCAAACCGCACGCACTACTCTGAATCAGGCTATACAGTCTGCGGGTAACTACGTAAACACCATAGCTAACCGTGATGCACAGATGGCTATTGAACAGTCTCGCGCCAATTTAGATGTATTGAAAGCTGAAATAGACTCAGTACTTACAGCTAGACAGCTTGATGATGCTGCTGAAGGCCGCTTAATGACTCTATACGCTAACTTAGATAGAAATATTATGGAGTTAGACGACTTACTTACCAAAATGGAATCTGACCCGCTTGCTAAAGCTGACGATAAAACTAGAGTTCGTAACTACGTCACACAGTTAAAAGCTATAAAACAGGGCACAATAAACGATGTAGCCCGACGAATAGGTCTTCCAGAACAGCGAGTAATTAGACTATTAGGTGCAGGTGCAGGAGAAGGCAGTACGGGCGATCCTGAAGTAGATGCTCTGGCAGAGCTATATGCAAATAAATAAGGGCTGCAAGTATGGCGACTCTTGAGGAACTCGGTATTGCGCTAAAAAATGCGCACGCCGCTGGGGATGTAGAGGCAGCTAGAAAACTAGCTAACGCCATACGAACATACAGCCCACAGCCAGAGCCAACTGAAGACACTTCTCTGTTCGGCTACATACCTGAAACTGCCAAAGCTATTGCTGCCGGTGGTGCTGGGATGATTGAGTCTGCCCTGACCGGTGCGTCATTTATACTACCCGAAGAAGCCGAACAGGCTGCTCGCCGTAAGATTGCCGAAGTTGGCGGTGGCGTACAGGAGTTCCTTGCCCCTGATGAAGCCTACGAAGGTACCTATCTTGACCTGATGCGTGGTGTCGGTTCGACACTACCGTTCTTAGCTGCTGCTCCATTCGGTGCCCCCGGTATTATTGCTGGTGCCGCCGTAGGTGTGGGTGCTGGTGCAGGTGAAGCTGCGCAACGTGCAGAGGCTGCTGGGGCTACTGAGGAAGAGATCAGCACTGCTGCTGGCTACGGTATGATTCCGGGCGCGTTTGAGATGGTAGGCCCAACACGAATTATTAACCGTGCCCGCCGTGCTCTTGGCGGTAACATTGGTAAAGTTGCTGATGGGTTAGATAACAGCTTCAAGAGTCGTCTTGCTAGAATAAGTCAGGGCAAACTTGGCCGTGTTACTGAAGCAGCTTTTGTAGAAGCCGCACAAGAAGCCTCGGCTGAAGTATTACAGAATCTTATTTCACAGGGTGTTTACGATCCTGACACCGGAACCTTTGAGGGTGTAGGCGAGTCTGCCAAGATCGGTGGTGGTGTAGGTGGCATTCTTCAGTTATTTACTGAAATGATAATCGGTCGTCCGGGCAGACAGCGTGGCCCAACCCCGCAAGAACCAGCCGCACCAGAAGAACCAGCACCAGAACAACCAGCAGCACCAGAACCTACAGCCCCACCTCCTACTGAGGGAGATTTACTGGGTAGGCAAGACGAACCTACTGTACTTTCGGCTGATGATCTGCAAGCTCTAGGGTTAAATCTTGATAGAGCCACTACTGAAAAGTTGTTTGGCCTAGACTTAAGTAACCCAGAACAACGGGCAGAAGCTAGGTCATTGTTGACTAAGTACCGTAATAACGCCGCAGTACAGGCTTCCAGACCTGAAACTGTTTCTCGTATAGACTCGCTTTTACGTAGTGAGGTATTCCAAGAACCAGAAGTAGCAGCAGAACCAGAAACAGCCCCAGAACAAATAGATATAGAAGAGCAAATTGCTGCTGATGTTACGACAGAAAGAGCCAAAGAAGAAGTTGCTACGGTACAGCAAGAGATGGAGCTTGGTGAAGCTGACCGTCGCGTAGCCGAGCGTCGCCAGCGAGAGTCGGTCGAGAAACGTAAACAAGTTCTTGAGCCTATCTTAGAACGTCAAGATATTGACGGTGTAGAAAACTTAAAGCGTGCATTCAGTGCGGAGTTGGGCAGACAAGGCTTCACAGACACCGAGCCTACACAAGACGAACTTGCGGCAATCACTCGTCGTTCTTACGAACAAGAGCAAGCAGCAGGGGTAGAAGCCGAGCAAGAGGCTGTAGAAACCGCACAAGCCGAAGAGCAAGCCGCAGGGGTAGCAGAGTTAGAAGCACTCATACCAGAGCGTAGACAGCGGCCTATTCCTGTAGAGACCACTGAACAAGATGCACAGCGTGCCGAAGCTGCTCGACTTAATAGAGAGCGAATGGATCGCACGGGTCGGGGTACTGAAGGTCAGCTTGAATTCCCAGCTATAGAGCGTGCTGAACGTGCCGCCGCCCGTGCCCCTCAGACTGAGGAAGTTGTAGAAGAAGCACCCAAAGTACGTAAAGCAGATAAGCGATTCTTTGATCGTCTTGGCGTTGCCCCTCAAGCTCCCGTACGTAAACAAGTTCGGGGTATGGACGTTACCAGCGAAGAGGTTCGTACTGCTCTGACCAACTTAGGTCGTAATCGCAACGTCAGCGAACAGACCAAGATCAATATAAACAACTTCCTACAAGAAACTCCAGAGGCTGCTCCCCAGCAAGACTTATTTGCCCCTGCCCGTCCTCGTCCGACTGCGTTGCAACAAGAGCAAGCTAGGATTCAAGCAGAGAAAGAAGCGGCAAAAGCGGCACCACCTACAGCTAGGAAAAGGAAAAAGACAACAAAAACTAAGAAAGTAGAGAAGCAGCAGGAAAGACAAAAACGTATAGGTAGAGCGCCTGCCCCCGAAGCATTTGCCCAGCAACCTCAACTGTTAGGCCCATTGTCCCCTACCGACAGAGACTTGTTCGCTACAGATGAAGCTCTGGCACGGTACGCAAAAATTGCTAGAAATGCGAATAATGTTTTGGCTACGATTGCTTACGACTCTACAGTTGCCAGACACCCTGAAGTGGCTAAAGCAGAAGCTGATACACGTAAAGTAGCTCGTAAGGCAATACGAGCGATTAGGGATAAGGGTAGCCCAGAACTATTAGAAAACCTGAATCAGCATCTACGGTACCAAACCTTTTTAGAAGACGCTGTAAACAGAAGAGATAGTAGAAACAAATCACTTGAAAGTCTAAGGGGAACCATAGCGGGCACTTTGTTTACAGGAGAACAAGAGTCCCAAACAAAAGCGTGGAACCGAACAGGCTGGTGGAACAGTGCAGAAGCAAAGGCTCCGAGAGAAGTTATTCAAGTTGATGTAAAGCAAGCCATCAAGGACGGCATTGTTGATGGTAACGTCCAAGAAATAGTAGCTGAGTCAGAAGTAGAAAACGGCACAGTTGAAAACCCTGAAGGTTTAGAGGGGCTTCAAAATACTAAAGACCTTCTAGTTAAGAACGCTGTTGCTGCTTCTATGCCGGAAGTGTCTGAGACAGTAAACGATTTGCTGTTGGACAACAACATAGGTGGCGCACTAGATCAGATAGCCAGAGATAACCCCAACACTGATATTGCACGCACTGCCCGTACACTTGCGGAAAGGTTGCGCGGTACAGGCACCGCAGTTGAGTTTGCCGAAGGTGTTGTGGACAGAGATGGTAAACCAGCGCCCTCTGCGTACGATTTCCAGAACGATGTTATTCAGATTAATCTGGATATGCCGGTCAGTACACACGCTGTACTGCACGAATCCGCACACGCAGCTACGCATTCAGTACTGTCTAACCCCAACCATCCGGTCACAATTAAGCTACAGAAGCTGTACAGCAATCTGAAAGACAAGCTACCCAACGCTTACGCGATGGCAGGCCTACGAGAGTTTGCGGCAGAAGTGTACAGTAATACAGAATTCAAAGCTCAACTGGCTGCTTACAAGCCCAGTGGTAAAAAGCGAAGTGCGTGGCGTGATTTCCTAGACGCAGTTGCTAGATTCTTAGGGTTTAACATAGACGCAACTAACGCCACAACCAAAGCCTTAGAATACATAAACGTGATTATGGCAACTGAGCCTAACACCCGAGATGCTACCTCCGTAGTTGACAACCTGACTAACGGCGATGTAGACGAGGCGATGGTAGAACTTACCCGCGTAGGTCGCACCGGTCTGGACAAGAAAACTAAAGAGGAAGCCTACGAGTCGTTCTTGACAAACATAAATAACAAGAGCGCCAAGTTTATGATGAATGCTATCAATGGTCTCGGTTTAGAAGCCATTGTAGATATGTCTAAAGGTAAGCTCCCTACTGTCGAAGAGATGCAGGATATTCTGTACGACATAGACGGTACTCGTAATGAAGAGATGAAAACCTTCACTATGGTACTAAAAGACATTTTAGGAGCTTTTAGTACCAAAGCGGGTGTGGGTGTAGACAGTGCTGCGTTAGAGAAGTTCAGTAGGCTGGTGAGTGAAAGCACTATAGACGGTATTGATGTTACCCGTCCCAGAAGCTACTACGCCAAGCACCGTGTCGAGTACGGTACTCAAGACCTTCAGAAGAAAGAACAGCTATTCGATACCAAAGAAAAAGCGGAAGAGTTCAAGAAGAAGCTGGAAGATGAACGCCGTGAAGCTAAGAAAGCCGGAAAGACTACTACTATCGGTACCATCCGACTTACTGAAGCTACACAAGAGCGTACCGATAAGTATGACGAACTCAAAGCGTTAATGCTGGAACTTAATTCGTCTCAACGTGCTGCGTACACCAAGATGCGCGACATGTACAAAAAAATTAACGACAAGATTCTTGAAGCCGAAGATGCCAACATAAATCAATTGGAGTTAGACCCCAACGTACAGAAAACTGTACGTGAAGTTCTGTTCCGTAAGCGGTTAGATGTCGGCGTCGTAGACCCATACTTCAGACTCTATCGTGAAGGGGAGTACTGGATACAGTATGAGTTTCAAAAGGCGGGAGTCGAAGGTACTGAATTTGGTTATGCTTCATTTGATAACCCCGGCGATAGGCAAGTGTTTGCGGATCGGTTGAGTAACGATCCTACTGTCATAAACATCAACCCAACACTCACTGCGGATCAAATGCGGTCTAGGGTAATTAACGGGCAACTGCCAATATCTTTGGTCACCACGTTAAAAGCCGACTTAGAAGGTATATTCAAAGACCTAGAGCTTTCTAGCAAAGAAGATAAGGCAGCTATTGATCGTAAGAAAGGCGAGATACAGGACTTCCTTGCTGACATAGTACTTAAATCGCTTCCAGAGCAATCAATTGTACAGGCTCGCCAAGAACGTAGAGGCTTTGCCGGATTTGAAGCAGACCCAATTTATACGTTTGAAAAGTCTATGCCTGCGTTCATTAATAGTTACGCAAACATAAAGCACAAGGTCAAACTACAGAGTGCAGCTAATCGTGTTATGGAAGAAGGCCGACAGGCTGAACTTGCTGGCGACACATTTATGAAAGAAGTCGCAGTAGCTGTAGCTGGAAGTAAAGCAGATACAGACCAACAGTTTGGCAAGCTACCAAGCTATGCAGAGTTCAGTAAGAATCCTTACTTGAACGAACATGTACGACTAGCCCGATCACTGACCTTTATATCTACTATCGGTTTGAGTGTCAGTTCTGTAGCTGTCAACGTATCAATTATTCCTGTGGTGCTTCAGTCTCGGCTTGCGGGTGAGTATGGTGGTTTCAAAGCTACTAAAGCTACGCTTGAAGCTATGAACTTTTACGCAGGGACATGGGGCAAAGTAAAACGAGAGGGTCTGGGTGAGGTAACTGTAGATGCAAACGGAGACTTCGTAACTACCGAACAAGATCGGTATGACCACGGCGGGTTTGCGATAACTAATGAATTTGAAGGTGATAAGGCAGAGAGGTACAAAAACTTCGCTCCTTTGATAGCCCGTATTAAAGAAATGGGTTTTGATACTCGCAGTATCGCAGCAGAAACATCTGATCCTGATAGTCCCCGTAGCCCGTTTGTGAATAAGCTAGCCTACGTATCCAGCTTTATGTTCCATCACAGTGAACGTGGTATTCGTCAAGTCAGTGCGATGAGTACCTACATACTTGAGATGGAAAAACTGACGGGTAAAAAGTTTAAAGATATTGATGCAGCAGATGTTGACCAGTACGGAGAACAAGCCTCCAGAAAAGCTACTGATGTTGCCTTGTGGGTTAACGCCTCGGCATTGCTAACTACTGGTTCTAGGTTTGGTCAAACGAATCTGGGTAGCTTGGTTATGCAATTTAAGCGTGTTCCCGGCCAGTTCTTATATACTCAGATACGTATGTTGGATGCCATATTTAAAGATATGACCGGAGCTGCCAGAACTGAAGCTGAAATTGAAGAGGCACGGATTCTAAGAAATACATTTATGTGGCTCACTGGTACGGGCGCTACACTGATAGGTGTTAAAGGTGTCCCACTGTACGGTGTAGCAATGGCTATCTGGAACATGTTCCTAGATGACGACGAAGATGATGCAAATACTATCGTTGCTAAAACGCTTGGGCCTGAATGGTACTACGGTGCCATCGCAAATATGGGTGGTGTAGACCTGACTGATCGTATTAACTTGACCAACTTACTTATACGAGATCGTGGCAATTACGTTCCTTCAAGTGAGTTGGAGTACTGGCTAGAAGCAATCGGCGGCCCAACACTTGGTGTGGGCATGCGGTACGCAGACGGTGTTACAGACTTGTTTGATGGTAACCCTCAGAACATGAATCGTGCTTTTGAAAAAGTACTGCCCACCGCCATATCCAACGGACTTAAAGCCTACAGGTTCCGTACTGAAGGTTATGATACTACCCGTGGAGACCCGATGATCAGTGGTGAAATACCTATGGGCGATGTAATAGCGCAGGGGCTTGGGTTTGCACCATTCAGTACGCGTCGAGCAAGAGACGCAGCCGCGCTTAACAACAGGTTAGATCGTGGTATAGAAACTCGTAGGTCTAGTCTTTTAAACGATTTTGCTTATGCCCATAAAATAGCGATGGAAACTGGGGATTATTCTCTGAGAGATGAAGTAGAGGAAGATATCAAAGAGTTTAATGATGACCATCCAGAAAGACCTATAAGCGGTAAAAATTTAAGGCAGTCACTAACTGCCAGAGCTAGGGGTACGGCAATTGCAGAACTCACTAGAGGGGCGATTGTAGATAGAAGGTTTATAGAGCAAGCTGAAGAAAATTATAGATTGCTTTACGGTGAGGAATAAAAAGTGCCCCCCAGAGGGGGGCTAAATCCTCTGATAAGGAAATGATGCGCGGCTATGGTACCACAGTTACTTTAGCCGCCAAACCCGAACGCCATACTTACCATCCTCTACACGAACACGTTGTTCTATATCTTTCCTAGTTATCCGGGCAGCTCTGGTTAAATGTTCGATAGCTTTTGCAGTGTTTATGCAGGGTATAAATACTGAAGCTCCGGGTTTAAACTTATCCCAATCGACAACGATACGTACGCCGTCAGGGGATATATCAGTTAACATTACTCTTGTCATCTGGCTCCTCGTCACTCCAAGACAACTCGATCACTGCCTGATAAGGTAAGTTCAATTTAGTACCTTTACCTAGACGCATCTTAGTAGACCTACCTTTAAGCTGTAGTTTTATCAATTCCCGTACCGCTTCGTAGTGGTGACCCTTCTGCAAACACCACTCTTTGAACGGAGCGGGTCGTAGGTACAGTTTATTAATGTCGTACTCATGCCTCCCAACCCAACGGTATGAGGGCATAGCATCCGGCATGATAAGGTTTTCCATCTCAGGATCATTTACCCGCGCGTCCTGCGTGCTCTTTACTCGTAATATGCCCCGTGGGTTATCGGCAATGTAATCGGCAATCAAACTATGTATATCAATAGTCATGCTCTGCATATTTTCTCTAGCCAACTTTAGTTTCTTAACAATCCAAGCGTATAACGCATCCAAATCCCAATCTAGTAAGCCAATGCTCTTGGCGACCATAACCCCAGCATACGTACAAGCACACTCTGCAACCCAAAATCTATGCTGAGAATCTAAATTTGCCGCTTTTATCATTGCGTCTCTTGTAGCTAAAACAAGTTTTTCTGTCGCCTTTAGGTTTTTAAGAACATGTTGTATGTATGGTTCGCCTGCATGCCCGTAATTACTAGCTAAGTCTTCCTGCAATGTGTTAGCTAACGCAGTATCTTCCTCTGAAAACAACTTCTTAGTGGCCGTAGCTTCCATACTTCTACCCACTTCACCCTCAGAGTGCTCTCTGTGCGTAGCTAGAATATCGTGCAAACTAAGGTTGCCCGTCGTACCTATGATAAACGCCCAATCCATACCTCTATATCGTTCGGAGTTTTGGCCTTGATTGTTCATCCTGTTTTTCTGCTCACCGTCAGTTGCGGCGTAACAAAACTCACTGGCGGCTTTACCGTCGTAGTTAGTAATCTCGTCTATGTAGAACGGTAAGTTTTTCCATATCTCTGCACGATTCCACGCAGAGTTTCCTGTATCCTTACCACGTAGTACTAACTTCTTATGGTAGCCCCATACTGATGCCCCTCCATACATGCCTGTGGTTTTTCCGTAGCCTGACTCTTTACTCATTAGATGGTAGATAGCACCCGATATGTTAGGTATGAACGCCATAAGAGGAGCACCAAAAGATATGCCAAACATAAACTGATGCTCTTCAAAGTCGGGTCGGTTGTAGAACTCTGTTACTTTCTTCCAGCCATCTAGTGTACCCTTCTTCTGAAACATAGGTAGGTACTGTGCCGTACGAGCACTTGGTGGGGCTACCTCAACTTTGTCTGCAAATATCTCTCGCTCACCTACCACAAACGACTCCATACCCTCTGTCCAACCGAACTGTGTATGCACGTCGATCATGTCTTGAGTTTGTTTTAGTTGCTCAATCCACCTACCGATGTATGTCATAAGTGCGTCTGCCTGTCTTGTAAGCACAAATATATCGTTTAATCCCATAGCCTTACGAAACTCCTCTTTAGAAGTTATTTTGGTCATGGGTAAAACAAATGTCTGTATGCCCTCTCTTTCCGTATGATGTTTGAATTCAAAGGATGGCCCTTCGATCGGGTCACGTAATCTCTTGGTGACGTACAAGTCTCTCTTGTATATTTCCTGCTGGTCTATGTTTCCGTGTTCGTCTTCCTTTTCCAAGTAAACACCACCGTTTGCCCCACGTTTGTATGGGTACGGATACGCCGGTATAGTAACTTTAGTAGGAGGGAGAGCTTCGACAGGAACTTCTTCCTCTCCCTCCATCATAACCTCCGGCTCATCATAGACCGTAACTTCCACCTCTTGGGTTTCGGCCATGCGCACTTCCATGCACAGACTTATAGGAGACTTGATCTTGCCCTTGTGCGGACAGCCTTCACATCCTGACGGATTGTCGGATTCAAACGTAGAACACAGGTGTGGGTATTCAATCGGTGCAGCTACTTTGTCGGTTTCCTCCGCACTGTAGCCTTCGTACTTACTGGAGATTAGATGGATTGATTGCGCCCCGTCTTCCTCACAGTGTTTAGCAATTGACAGTACGTGTAGCCAATCGGAATACGACAGATCATTAGGTTGCATAATTGCACGATTGACTTGTGCGCAACCTTTCCCTGACGCCGTAGCAATCAGTAGTTTAGAGAAACGTGTTGTGTATTTGCTCTGACCAACTGCGCGTGCCATGTCTTTGGCATCTTGGTCTGTGTACTCTCTCGCGCTAGTAACTGGTGTCACTTTTGCGGGGAGCTTTTCTGCAAACTCGTCTAGGTCAATGTAATCCTTGACCTTACCCACAACCTTAACGTCACGCGCTGGGTCATCCTTAAAGTTGTGCGTGTTTGGTACGCGCAGTATACGTGCTGCATCCGCAGTCACTACAGGATCAGCATCTAAACCGAATTCGGCGCACGCCGTCTTCAATCTTTCCGCTACAGGTAACCATTCCTGTCTGGAATACGGGCGTGACAAAACCCAGTAAACGTGAAGCCCACGTCCTGAGTTTACGATAGTAGTACAGGCAGGTAGGCCGTACTCATGTATAAAATTATGTAACGCAATTAGTGCATCGCGCTGTGTTTCGTAGGGTTTGCCGACTCCACAATCAACATCTAGGAACAGAGCTTTCATTTGTAAGACGTTTTCGGCCTTACGATTTACATCCTCCACATACGTGGCCGGAGTGTAATAAGCATCGTACCCTTCAGCATCAAATTCATGCGCAGCATTAGCAGCCGCATCTACTGAACTATAAAATTTCTGTATTGTTTTGCCGTCTTTTATCCCTACTATGCAATAGTACCCTTCGTTTCCGGCAATGGTACTAAGAAACTCCTTAGTTTCCATAAGATTCCCACATCAGAGAAATAGGGGCACCGTAGTGCCCCATTGTTTTTAGTCATCAAATTCATCAAGCAAACTTGCAAGATCGACATCGGCTGGTGCTTCAACCTTTTTCTTTTTAGATACCTTGACCTTGGGTTCCTCAACTTCTTCTGCTACCGCCTCTACCGCTTCTACTTTTGGCATTTCTATCTTGGGTAGTGCGGGAGTGCTATCTTCTTTCGGTTTAACAGTAAGTGCAATAAGTTTCTCAGTGTCTTCCGACTGCTGCACATCTATTGCAATTTTAAGTTCGTCTTGCTCCAACACACGTACTGGTTTGAAACACAGCTTAGGTGTAGATGAGTCTGTATCAAAACGAATTTCTGTAAGTAAGGAAGCCAACGGAGCTTTCTGGGAATCTAGGAAACGTGCATACGTTTGTAGCCCCATCTTCTGCTTGTTGTCACCAAACACACTAGTAGCTGGTAACTGTAGCTGGTAAACCTCGTTCGACTTTATGTTGCCATCGGCATCCGCAAGCAGTACCGCAACACGTTGTGAGTACCGACACGCACGGCCTTCACCCATACCAGAACCTTTAATGTTTTGAGGACAATCAAAACATGTCTCTGACTGACGGTCTCCATCAGCTACTTCTTGAGAAGGACGGCCTGTCTGTGTATCAGCAGACCAACACGTAGGAGGATTAGTAGCGCCAGCAGTATACTCACCAGCAAAATACATACGTGAGATTGGGGCTGTCTTTACCAGAACCACGTTTATAGCACGTTGCTCTAACTCGCCAACTTCCTGACCGCTAACTACCTTACGGAATACGCCGCCACGAATACTAAGTCTGTTAACACCTCCAACAGACCCTCCCCTACCAGACGCATTTGTATCTGGCTGTAGCTGCCCGAGTAAACTTTTATACTCATCAGGCATGTTTTCAAACATAGTTATATTACTCATACATCATCCTCATCGCTGAAATCCAGTTCAAGTTGAACGGGTTCGTTTTGGTCTGTATCGACCGGTTCTGGTACTTCCTGTTTCAAAGCTGCTACCACTTGCGGAATGTTAAATCGGTATGTGTTTGCCACCTTTATATAAGTGTCTTTAGGCACATACCCTTTAGCTACCCATTCGCGGACGGTAGGGACTTTGACATTCAAGTACTTAGCTAGTTCCTCAAACGAGACATAACTGTCCGTCATTTCTTTCTCCGTACTGTCACAGTGTATTCGCTATCACTATTTAGCCCCGGTGGTAGCAGTTCGGGGTTCTCCTCAAGAAACTGCTTCATGTTTCCTTGATGGATTCTTTTCTCAAGCAGATCAGGGACTTGGTGCTCAAGGATAAACTTACCCATGGCTTCCCAATCGTTTGTTGAAAACTTGGATTTAACAGAGCGGTAGAACGTACCGTTCTCTGTACGAACAGATTCGACACCGTTATCTTTACAGTGCAACAACAATACTTGTTCTATCTTTTTGAGCTTAGTGTTAAGCTCCTCTTCCTGCTCTTTGAGAGCAGCTTGTACTTCAGCCTTCTTGTCTCTGATCTTTATGTAGACCGAGACCAACCTATCAAGGTCGTAAGTTATCTCAGCAGGCATCGCATCATCTCCACAATTTATAATAGTTTAGCTAAGTTCTCCTTGGTTTGGCGCAGTTTAGTCTAGTTTTTATTATAGTTCAAGCACATTAGTGTATAAATCGATCATCTTGGAATGGACGTTTATTCGATCGTCCAACATCTTGTATATGTGCCTTTCCACCCTAGAACCTTCTAGTTGGATTACGGTACATGGATGTTTCTGCCCAGTACGGTGTACACGAGCGTTGGCCTGTGCGTAGGTTTCCAAAGAAGATGTTGGCCCCCACCATACAATCGTGTTTGCCGCAGTTAGTGTTACACCGTGTGCAGCCGCTTGCGGTTGGATTATCAGGACTCTAGGGTCTGGGTCATCTTGGAATCTACCAAATATCTCAGTGCGTTTGGACGCACTCACATCACCTCTGATAATCTCGTTTGTGATACCGTCAGCTTTTAGCTTCTCAGCCAGTACGTCAATGACGTGCTTGAACGGTACAAAGATAAGAACCTTCTGGCTGGACTCGTCGATCACCTCACGTAGAACCTTGTACCGATTCTTAATATCAAACTCCACCGTCTCTCCAGTGTCGGTATACACCGCACCGCAGGATATTTGTAAGAGCTTGTTCATGTTAACAGCAGCATTAGCAGCAGAAATTTGTTCCCCTGCCGCTACCGCAACCATCTGGTCTTTAAGGGTCTTGTAATATTTCTTTTGCTGTGGGGTTAGTTCGACCTCACGTTTTACGTAGGTCATGTCAGGTAGGTCTAAGCACTCATCTTTCGTAAACCGAATAGCCGGTTGGAGTGCATTGAATACTGTATCTGTAGCATCTGGTTTGGGTAGCCACTTAAACTGTGTAGCCTTGAACATAACCTTGTCCCTGAACGCCCCAAAGAATCTGGGCACGCCAGCAGGATTAACAAGTTTAGCTATCCCATACGCATCTACGGGAGACTGCGCGGCTGGAGTACCGGTCATCATCCACAACCAAGTATCGGGTTTAAGTAGAGAGTTCAGTACTTTCCAGCGTTTAGATTGCGAGTTCTTGTAGTGGGTAGCCTCGTCCACAATAATCAAGTCGAACCCACCCGCTTCGATATCGTCTTTGACTATCTCCACGCCGTCATAATTGATAATGACGTACTCGGCTTCTCCGTTGATTATCTCCTGCCGTTTCTTTTTAGAACCATGTGCTATGTCTACTGTGCGGTGCATAGCAAACTTAAACAAGTCA